CCGCGCGCGCCACGGCCGCCGTCCTGACCAAGCACGGCATCGACGCAACCTCATACAACAGGATCGACTGAACCATGCTGACCATTCACGACTGCACCTTTCAGGTGAGCTGGAGCGGCTGGGGCCCCGCCACGGTCCACGCCGAGCGCGTCGCGCTGGGCGTCATGCTCGACCTGCTGGAGATGAGCCCCGACAGTGTCCGGCGCATCGCCCAGTCGCCGGGTGAGCTGGACCTGACGGCGCGCGTCGCGCGGGCGCGCGTCGCGTCCATCATCGCGCGCAGGGGCCGTGCCGTGCCCCTGAAGGCCTGCATCGTTCTGGAGGCCCTGTGACCACTGTCCCGGCCCCCGGCGCCCCCCGCAGGCTCGCCCGCATAGGGTACATGCTGCACGGCGCGCAGCACGCCGAATACCTCGCGCGCCTGCTCGGGGTGGACCGCAAGACCGTGTACCGTTGGCGTCGCGGCACGACGCCCGTCCCCGACTACGTCTGGGAGCCGCTCAAGGTCGCGCTGCTGAAGCGCCGCAACGACATCAAGGATGTATTGGAGGGGCTCGATGAAACCCATCACGGATCCTGACCTGCCTTTGGGCGAACGCTTGCGGAGGCTCGCGGCGGCGCAAGGCAAGAAGCCGAAGGACATCGCCGCCGAGCTGAACGTGTCGGTGCAGCACATCAGCCGCCTCTACACCGGCAAGAAGACCATGCGCCCGATGATGCTCGACGGCTTCATCATGGCGCTGGACCTTGAGTACATGGCCCCGGCACTGCACGCCGCCGCCGCGCGCGAGTACGGGTTTCGGTTGTGAACCGCTACATCCTCGCCCTGATTGTCTTCGGCTTCGTGCTGCTCTGCTGGGGCGTCGCGAAGGCCGACTGGCAGGTGCAGGAGTGGGACGGCACGGCGTGGGTGCCGGCCGTCACGCCCAAGGGCCGCGCGGCCGCGGCCAACATCGAGAAGACGGCCTGCGAGCTGGATCTCGCGAGCCTCTCGACGGTCAAGCCGTCGGGAACCCGCCTGCGTTGCGCCAAAACGAAATAGGAAAGGATCGAGACATGAGCGAACTGAAGCCGTGCCCGTTCTGCGGATCGGCGGCCTCTTTATTTCCTAGCAGCGATCATTCGACCGCTTGGGAAGGCGGCTGCTCAAACGCTGACTGCGTAGCACTGGCGATTGTCTGGGAACCGAGCAAGACACTCGCCGTCGCTGCGTGGAACCGTCGCCCGAAGGTCAAGCCGTCGGGGATCCATCAAACACCGCGTCCTGCACTTCGGCCTTGAACGTCAGGCGCGGGTAGACGGTGTCCTCTTCGACAGTGTCGACGGCGACGGTCGCGTAGCTGATCGTCTCCGGTGCCCTCTGACCCTCGCGCGCGAGGCGCATGACGGTCTGTTCGAAAAAGTCCAACCCCCACGGCAGCGAGCACCAGCACACGATGTGGCCGCCGAACTGCAGGTTCAGCCCGTGGCTGAACGCGGCCGGGTGCGCGATCAGCACGCGCAGGCGTCCTGCGTTCCAGTCCTCGACGGCCTTCGCCGCGACCTTGCGCGTCGTGCCGCTCCCCAGCACCGGTGCATCAGGGTACCGGCGCCTCAGCTCGTCGAGCTGCTCGCGATAGTCGTAGACCAGCAGCACGGGCGACGTCTGCACGTCGACGACATCGCAGATGGCGTCGACGCGGAACATGTCGAGGCGCTTGCCCTCGCCCGTCTCGTCGTAGACGAAGCCGGCGCAGACCTGCCGCATCTTGTTGACGACCTGCGCGCGGCCGCCGGGCATCATAACCTCGCCCTCGATGTCGGCGACGCTCGTCTTGTCGAGTTCCTCATAGACGCGCCGGATGGCGGGAGGCAGCACGACAGGAACCTTGACGTGGCGCACGGGCGGCGGCGCCCAGTTCTCAGGCGACAGGATGAACGTCATGTCGGAGATCGCCGCGAGCGTCTTCTCCAGCGTCCCCTTGCGGCACTTCCAGACGTTCTCCGTCTGCTCCCACATGTTCGCCGCGCGCCACCTGACCCAGTCGCGCCCGAGCCTGCGGCCGTGGTCAATGATGCGCGTCTGCGCGAACAGATCCTCGGGCCCGTTCGGCACGGGCGACCCGGTGAGGCCGATGCGGACCTTCATGTGATCCGTGTGCTTCAGCGTCGGGCGCCACTTCGCCGAGGTCGGCCCCTTGAACTTCGACAGCTCGTCGATCACGAAACAGTCGAAGGCCTTGCTGTGCTTCTTGAGAAAGTCGACGAGGTTCTCATGGTTCACGACGACGATGTCGGCGCCCTTGACGGCCGCGTCGCGCTCGGCCGGCGTGCCCGTTGCGACTGCAATCCGCAGGTGCTGCAGGTGTTCCCACTTCTCACCCTCCTGCTGCCAGACCAGTTCAGCGACACGCAGAGGAGCCGTCACCAGCACGCGGCGCACGGTGCCGTCGGCCAGCATCTCGCTCAACGCCGTCAACGTGATCATCGTCTTTCCGGCACCCGGCCGGCAAAACAGCATGCTCTCGTTGCGCTCATAGATGTGCGTTACTGCCTGCTCTTGCACAGGGCGAATCTTAAACACCACGTGCCTCCCCGTGCATCCACTTGTACCGTCGGTCAAATAACCGTTCGACAGCCCAGCCCTGCCGCAGACGATAGCGCAACGTGTAGTAGTCGAGGCCGCTATACGCCGCCGCGTCTTGCAACGTCATCCGGCCCTTCGGCGTGTCGATCACACGCCGGTTGGTGCGCGCCTGCTCGACCGGAGATGCCCAGCGGCAATTCCGTTTGGAGTAGTTCCCATCGTTGTTGCGGCGATCCAGCGTCGTGCCGAGGGGGCGCTCGCCCATGTCGGCCAAGAAATTCTCGAACTTCCCCCAACGGGCAACGTATTTGATGCCCCTCCCACCGTAGCGATGATACCAGTCATTCTTCGGGTTGTCGCAACGCGACCGCATTTTGCGCCACGTTCGATACGTGGGGCTCGACTGGTTGGAGTGCCCCGGCCCTGTTATTGCGTGGCCGTGCCGGATTTGACCGCCTTGTTTACGTTTCATGCAGTGTTTTTACGTCGGCGGCCTCGCAAAGACAAGGCTCTCGTTGCGTTCGTAAATGTGTGTGATTGCCTGCTGCTGTACAGGCCTGATTGCTACGGACATATGCTTTCAAAATCCGATACGTTGTCGATCACGTGTACCTCGAAGCCTAATGCACGCAGCCGCGAATGCCAAGCGGCTTGCAGCGGCGTCGGCTTCTTGCCGGGTGCCTTGAACTCGATGAACGTGGCGCGGCCGGGGGACAGCATGAGACGGTCTGGGACACCCGGATAGCCTTGCACCACGAGCTTCCAGAAGACGTAGCCGCGAGCTTTGGCGATCTTTCGGCACTTGGCTTCTATGTGCTTTTCCATGCTTTAACGTATCAGGCTTGACGACAGCTTGTCACCGGGCGTAGGTTCCCGCCAACAAACAGGAGATAGGATTGCAACACGCACCCTTCGGATCGTCGACTGCCGAGCGCGTCATCAACTGCCCCGGCTCCGTCGCCCTCTCAGCCAAGTCACCCGAGCAGCCCGCGAGCGAGTACGCCAACAAAGGCAGCGCGCAGCACGCCCTGATCGAGCACCTGCTCCTTGAAGGAGGCAAGCCCGACGAATACGTCGGCGCCGTGTTCGCCGGCGTCGAGATTGACGCGGAGCTGGCTGAAGGCGTGCGCGTTGCTTTCGACGCAGCCGAGGCATTGCTGGCTGATTACAGCGGCGACCAGCTCGTTGAGCAGCGGCTTGTCATCGCCGAGAACGAAATCTTCGGCACCGGCGACGTCATCGGCATTTCCGAGGACGGCACACGCGCCCTGATCGCGGACCACAAGTTTGGTTACGTCGAAGTCTCCCCCAACAGCATGCAGCTGAAGTTTCTTGCCGCCGCGCTGCTTGCGGACCCTGCGTTCGCCGTCATCTCGAAGGACATCGAAGAGTTCGAGCTGGCGATCATCCAGCCCGCGTTCGACCCTCCCGTGACGAAGGCGTCGATAACGCGCGCCGAGGCCGAGGTCTTCCTGCGGACCATCAAGCTGGCGCACTCGGCCAGCAAGGCTCCCGCCGCTGACGTGCGGATGGGCGACTGGTGCAAGTGGTGTCGCGCCAAGGCGATCTGTCCCGCGCAGCGCCAGATGTTCGCGGACCTGATCGACGTGAAGCTCCACCCCGACTGGTCGCTCGCCGAGCTGGGCGAGCTTCTGGTCAATGCGAAGGAAGTCGAGAAGCTGATCGAGCACGTGCAGGACCGCGTGAAGCACGAACTGGCGAACGGCCGCAGCGTACCGTTCTGGCGGCTCAAGGCGGGCTCGACGCGCATGGCGTGGGCTCAGGGCGTCAAGGATACGATTGCCGCCCTGCGCGGCCTCGGCCTCAAGGGCGACAAGGCCATTCAACCCATCACCCCGGCAGCCGCCAAGAAGGCGCTGGGAGAACTTCCCGACGATCTCGTCGTGAAGACCACGAGCGCGCCGTCGCTCGCTCGTGACACCGACGCCGCAGACGCTGTCCTGCCGGTGGCGGCCTTTGCAAAGGCAGCAGCACTGTTGAAAGGAAACAGGTAACATGAGCAATCAACTGAGCCTCTTCTCGAAGGGCGGCCTCCCGCCTGCCGACGTCAACGCCTACAAGCAGTCGCTGAAGGCGATGTCCTCGGCGGCGAAGTCGTCGCTGGGCGGCCTCCCGTTTTTGCGCATGGGCAAGGACGGCGAGTGGGTCTACGGGGCCGACAACACCGAGGTCGAAGAGAACAGCCTGTGGGCCGTGAACCCGTTCTCGATGTCGCTCGGCTTCATCGCGTGGGGCACCGGCGGGCAGGAAGGCACCGTCCTCGGCGAGCAGATGGCCCGCGTCGGCGAGGTGCCGGTGCAGCGGGGCAACCTGCAGGATGTCGGAGCCGAGTGGACGCCGTGCTGCTCGTTCGAGATGGTCTGCCTCAACGGCGAGGACAAGGGGACGCACGTCCTCTACAAGACCAACTCGGTCGGCGGCCGCCGCGCGTTCGCCGACATGATGCAGCTGATCGCGGCCGCGATGGACGACGCCGAGGGCAAGTGCGTCCCCATCCTGAACCTCGACTGTGACAGCTACCCGCACAAAAAGTACGGCAAGATCTACACGCCGATCTTCGACATCAAGAAGTGGGTGATGCCGGACGCGCAGGAACTTGGGGGCGCGCCCGTCGAGGTGGAGCCGTCGAAGGTGGAGGCTAAGGCCTCGACGCAGCCTGCCGAGGAGGGCACGGTTCGTCGTCGTCGTCGCTGAAGCCTGACTGGGGGCGGCCGCAAGCCGCCCCCATTTCTTTGGAGAATAGAATGGCATTGATCTGCAGCCTTGATTTCGAAACAAGTTCGTCGCTCGACCTGACCGTGGTCGGTGCCTACCGCTACGCCCAGAGCGCCAAGATCATGTGCGCCGGCTACGCGATCTACGAAGAGAACACGTTCGAGCCCGAGATGGTGAAGCCGTGGCGCGCTTGGAAGGGCGAGCCGATGCCGGCTGACCTGCTCGCGGCGCTGTCCGACGAGCGCGTCAGGAAGTTCGCGTGGAACGCCCAGTTCGAGCGCCTGATCACGCTGCACGCCGCGGGCCTCGCGGTGCCGCAGGAGCAGTGGTTCTGCACCGCCGCCCGCGCGAGGGCCTCGGCCTACCCCGGCAAGCTCGACCTGTGCGCCAAGGCGCTGGCGATCCCGCAGAAGAAGGATCTGGCGGGCGGCAAGCTGATGAAGAAGCTCTCGACGGAGGGCACCGGGACCGAGGAGGAGTATGAGCGCGTCCTCGAATACTGCCTGCAGGATGTCGTCGTCGAAGCGACCATCGGCATGGTCATCCGCGACATGACTGCCGAGGAGTGGCAGGACTACTGGGTCTGCGAGCGCATGAACGACCGCGGCATTCCCATCGACGCCGAGCTGGCGCGCGCAGCGCAGAGATACGCTGAGGTCGAGGCGGCTGAAATCGCCAAGGAATTGGCGGCCGCGACGAACGGCGAGATCACCAGCGCCAAGCAGTTCGCCCGCATCAAGAAGTGGGTCACCGTGCGGGCTCCCGAGATCGCGGAGCAGTTCACCGACGAGGAGACGGGCAAGTTCTCGCTCGACAGGTCGGCTCGCACGGCCATCTTCGAGAGCGACCTGCAGATCAGTGAAGAGGTCCGCGAGGTTCTGGAGCTGATCGACGACGCCGGGCGCGCGAGCACGGCCAAGTACGCCGCCATCGAGAACCGCACCGACACCGACGGCCGGTTGCGCGGCGCGTACCTGTTCAACGGTGCGGGGCAGACTGGCAGATACTCCGCCATGGGACTTCAGCCGCATAATCTGGTGCGCGACAAGCTCGACAACAGCGGCGACGTGATCGAGGCCGTGCTCGACGGGGCCTCTGCCGACGAGGTCACGACGCTCTCCGGGCAGAACATGCTGACGACGCTGGCGCGCATGCTGCGCCCGACCATCGTCGCGGAGAACGGCAACGCGCTGGTCTGGGCCGACTACTCAGCCGTCGAGGCGCGCGCCCTGCCATGGCTCTCAGGGACACCGGATGCGGAGCCCCTGCTCGACATCTTCCGCAGGAACGAAGACGTCTACAAGCACGCGGCGATGGGCATCTACGGCGTACCCTTCGATAAGGTCGACAAGGCGCAGCGCCAGATGGGCAAGATCGCCGTGCTGGCGCTGGGCTATCAGGGCGGCAAGAACGCCTTTCGCAAGATGGCCCGCGCCTACGGCCTGAAGATCGACGACGACACTGCCGAAGAGATCAAGGTCGCGTGGCGTCTGGCGAACCCGTGGGCCAAGACCTTCTGGCGCGATTTGGAGGGCGCCGCCGTCCGCGCCGCACGCACCCCGGGCACCATCGAGACGGCGGGCCGCATCAGTTATCTGATGCACGGTGACATGCTCTACGCGCTGCTGCCGTGCGGCAGACTGATCGCGTACCCGGAAGTTGAAGTGGTGGAGGTCGACGGCAAGTACGGCCCGCAGGCTCGCGTGTCGTCCCTGAAGGCCTCGATGCACCCGAAAAAGGGTGAGACGGCGTGGCCCCGCGTTGCACTCTATGGTGGTCTGCTCGCCGAGAACTGCACGCAGGCATTCTGCGCCTCCCTGCTGCGCACCGCCGTGCGCCACCTCGACGACGCCGGGTGGCCCGTCGTCATGCACACGCACGACGAGGTTCTCGTCGAAGTCGGGGAGGATGAAATCGAGGAGGCCAAGGCGGCGTTGCAGGAGGCGATGCTGACGAACCCGTGGCCGGACTTACCGCTTGCCGCCGAACCGGAGTACGGATACAGCTACGACAAGTAGAGGTTGATATGGAATTGAATATATTCATGGGCCACGTCTTCGGTGACGTGCCCGACGACGAAATCATCGGCATCGTCCAGCGCGGCAAAGATGGCCGCGGTTGGCAGGTTACACCCTACAGGCACGGCCGCACGAAGCTGCGCCCCGACGCCGCCAGCTACTACTGCATCTCGACCCTGAAGAAGCCCCCCGAGGGCGAGCCCTTGCGCCGCCTGATGCCGAACATGGCGCGGTGCCACGCCATCGTCCTCGACGACATCGGGACCAAGATCGACCCCGCGAGGTTCAAGGGCAAGGCTGGCCCCCACTACGTGATGGAGACGTCGGCGGGCAACTTCCAGTACGGCCTGCTCTTCGACGGGACGGTGGAAGAGGCGCAGGTCCTGATCGAGGCCCTGATCGAGGCCGGCTACAGTGACCCCGGCGCGCGCGACGTTCACCGCCTCGTGCGCCTCCCCGGCTCCCTGAACTACAAGAGCAACCCGCCCTTCGTCGCACGTCTCGTCGAGGAAGATTGGGACCAGCCCGCGTGGACGTTCAAGGAGCTGTGCGAGGAGTTTGGCCTGACACCGCGCGAGCCGACGAGCCTGCGCTCGACCAAGCGCGCATGGAGCGGCGACACGGGCGGTGACGTGATCCTGAAGTGGATCACCGAGAAGGGCATGGCCCTCTCGGAGCCCAACTCCGACGGCTGGATGTTCATCGAGTGTCCGTGGGCCGACGAGCACAGCGACGGCCGGCGCGACGCGAAGTGGCAGGTCGGAAACGGCACGACGGGTTCCTATCACTGCTTCCACGGTTCCTGCCAGCACCGGACGCAAGGCGACTTCTTGCTCTGGTGCGAGGCGAACGGTGCCCCTGATTTCGAGGCTGAGGCCGTCGCGCAGATCACCACCATCGGCCAAAAGCTGGCGACGATACCGCGGGGTGCCTTTGCGCTGCCGGGCCCTTTGCAGACCCCGCCGCGGGGGGCCGCTGCGGGGGATATCCTTACTGGGCTCGTGCTGATGTACGCCGGGCGAGTGAAGAAAGAGCAGCTGCCGTCGCTCGAAGTGACGGCAAGGGCCGGCGTTCCAAAGGACATCCAGAAAGCCACCATCGAAAACGTGCAGCATGTCGTCGCGGAATGCGGCTTCTCCGTTCTAAGAAATCACATGACCGGCGAAGTCGAACTGTCCCACGCGGACGAAGCTTTCAATGCGATTGAAAACCCCTCGGAGCGCGCCCTGATGACCCGTGAATTTCTGATATCCCTCGCCAACCGCGCAGGCATCTCGCTGCGCGCCACGCTTGACGAACTGCTGACCACACTGTCGTCGAACAACGGGTACCACCCCGTGTTCGACTGGATCACTTCAAAACCTTGGGACGGCGTTGACCGCTTTCGCGCGCTAGCCGACACGGTCGATGCGAAGAACCCGCAGTGGCGCGACATCGTCATCCTCCGCGCGTCCATTCAGGCCATTGTGGCGTGGACCAACTGGGAGCGGGAGACGCCCGTCAGCGTCCCCCACGTAGTCGTCTTCGTCGGCCCGCAGGGCTGCGGCAAGTCATCGTGGATCGGCTCGCTGCTGCCCGCGGCGTGGCGTCTGCTGGAGCAGAGCGCGAACCTCGGGCACGCCAGCAGCAAGGACGACGAGCGCAGGCTGACAAGCTCCCCGCTCGTCGAGATGGCCGAGCTGGAGGCCATCATCAGCCGCATCGAGGCGGGGCACCTGAAGAGCTTCCTCTCGCGCCCCGTCGACAAGATCCGCCTCCCCTACGACCGGCTCATCACCACACGCCCCCGCGTGACCTCGTTCTGGGCCAGCGTGAACGACGGACAGTTCCTCAACGACCCGACGGGCGCACGGCGCTTTTGGCCTGTCGAGGTCACGCGCTGCAACGCCTTCCACGGCATCGACATGCAGCAGTACTGGGCCCAGATGCTCCACTACTTCCGGCAGGGCGAGGGCTGGAACCTGACGCGCGAGGAGATACAGATCCACAGCGCCATCGTCGAGGAACACCGCGTCGAGAGCCCTGCCGAGGGTCGCCTGCAGGAGCTGTACGCGCGCAAGAAGCATGTCGCGGCGAAAGACTGGACCTTCGCCACGGCGAGCGACATCGGGCGGTACTACGGGCTGCCTGACAATTACGGGACATCGCGCGCCGTCGGCAGCGTATTGCGCAAGATGTTCGGCGAGAGGATCAGCAACAATGAACGGAAAGGATGGAAAGTGCCGATAAAGCAGACTGAACTCAGGGCGGGTTTCTCCGCCTACATTCCCCCGGAGGACGCGTCGTGAAATTGTTGATCCACATGAACATGCCCTCGGGCAAGAACGACGGGACGCATCAGGTCATTCTGGACGTGCCCGACATGAAGACCTTGAACGATGTGTCGTACCTGATCGGGCAGGGCTATTTGCTTGGCGATCATCTCGTCTACGAGCGCGCCGACAACAACACGCGTACGTGGGCCAGCCGCGGGCCTTTGGTCGTCAACTGGGAGCACATCGGCAAGATCGCCGAATACTATGAGGGGAAGTCATGAAGCACACTGACATCATCACCGAGGCGATGACGCTCTTGGCGCCGCGCGGCGCCGTCTACGGCTCCGTGAAGGAGAACCACGAACGCATCGCGCGCATCGCCAACGAAATCACGGGCAAGTCGCTGCTCGCGCACGACATCGCCATGATCCTGCTCGCCGTGAAGCTGTCGCGGATCGCGCAGTCGCCGGATCACGTCGACAGCTACATCGACGCGATCAACTACCTGTCCTTCGCCGGGGAGTTTGCGACCGATGCCGGCGAGGAAGGGTGAGGAGAACCCCTCGGCGAAGATCACCGAGGAGGACGTGTATGCGATCCGCCGCGACACTCGCGGCGAGAAGCAGATCGCCTTCGACTACGGGCTGTCGCAAGGACAGGTGAACCGTATTCGCAGGCGGGTGAAGTGGAAACATCTGAAAGAGGAGAATGAAAATGACACACGTAGTAGCGACTGAAGTTGTGACGCCCGAGATGGCCCGCCGCTGGCTGGACCCGGAGATCAACAAGACCAACCGCAGGCTGAAGCCCGTGGTCGTGCGGAAGTACATCTCCGACATGAGCGAATCCCACTGGGTCTTCAACGGGGACTCTCTCAAGTTCGATTGGAACGGCAAGCTGCTCGACGGCCAGCATCGACTGCACGCAGTCATCGCCATGGGACACCCGGTGGAGTTCCTGATCGTGCGAAACCTGCACCCCGACGCCTACCTGACGATTGATATCGGCGCCCGCCGCACGATGGGCGACATGATGCAGCGTATCGGCAGCAAGCAGTCCACTGCTGCCGGCGCGGCCGCCAAGGTGCTGTACTGGTTCGAGACCGGGCAGACGCTGGACTTCAACGCCACCTACTCCACCGCGCAGCTGATCGCCACCTACAAGGAGCACCCGGCGCTGGAAGAGTTTGTCGCGCACTACGTCAACTCGCCGATCCGCAGGAAGCTCCTCGCAGGCTCTGCGTGGCCTGTCGTGGCTTACGTCGCCTCCCGCCGGTACCCTGTAGAATGGGACGCGTTTCAGCAGGCCGTTGCCGAAGGCAGCGATCTCTCGAAGGGCGACCCTCGGCACACGCTTCGTGAGTGGCTCCTGAACAGGGCCTCCTACAAGCGGATGGCCCGCAACGACGAGCGGTTCAACATCTTCGCGAAGGCGTGGAACGCACACATCAGCGGCCGCAAGCTCCTCGTGCTGGTGCATCGCGCCAACGAGGCCCCTGTAGTCCCCACGGGCGCCTGATGAGTGAACTGGAACAGCACAGCGCCCTCTACTGGGCGCTGTGCCGGCACGCCCGGCAGGGGCGCCTCTGGACGGCCAACGCCACGGTCCTGATCACGAGGCTCTTGCAGAGCCCGCACGAACGTGTCAGGCTTCTCGCTTGTGATTTATGGTATAGGGTGACATCGAATGAACGCGAAGATCCGGCGGACGATTGAGCAAACGGCGCTTCACGAGGGCGCGCTAAGGATTGAGTGGGCCGACGGCCAGAACCACTACCTCGTTCGCTTCTACATGCCCAGCGGCCTCGTCGTCTCGATGCCGGTTTCAAAGGGCAGCCGCATCGACGAGTACAAGTACAAGGGCTGGACGAGGCAGTACATCCGCAACCCCTCCAAGTGGCACGTCAGGGTGCCTCCCGCCTAGCCGGCGGCAGGGTAGCGCGCCACTGCTCTAGGCCCGTGATCCGCCTGTCGTGATTGAGGATGGTGGCGGACGTCACGCGCCCCTCCCCGATGACCTCTGTGATCCTGAGGTTGAGGGTGTTGATCGAGTTGGTGAGTTCCTTGATGTTCCCGAGCGTCTGGACGGCGATGTACGTCACGACGCTGATGAACAGCAGCAGGATCGTCGCGGTTACGCGGAAGAGGGCTTGAAATGCCGGGGTATTGAACATCTCGACAGTCGCCTTCAAGGGGTCCCCGCTAAGGGTATCTGGGTTGTTCGGCACGAGTGCATTCCCCTCTACGCATATCTGGACGCCGCTCCTTTGCGGTGCCCACATCGGTTACGGTTACGCTATTCGGAGGGCGGTGACGGTTGAGTCCTTCTCGTTGCCTGATCCGTTCCAAATAATGAGCCCAGTCCCACTCGCGTCTCGTACACTTATGCGAATGTTCCCTGCGGGGCTTGTTATATAGCCCGACAAGGATACTGAAGTTGCGTGATTGGCTGCGTTGTAGGCAACACGCGCACTCGCAATGACGGTCGTGCCATCCCACAACTTGATGTAGTTTTCGTGTCCTTGGTACGCGGCGATAGAAACCGCGCCGCTTGCGAACCATGTGCCGGTGCTGCCCTGCGCCACTGACGGGCCGTCGAAGTAGAGCGCCGTATTGTTGCAGGTAACGTCCGCGCCCAGTGAGTTGGTGATTGGCGAGCTGTTAAGGGCCAGCGCCGTGCCGCTCGCTCGCGAGTACCAGAGGCAGCGCCAGTTGCCGGAACCTTCGGAGATGAACCCCGCCGTGTCGCCCGCCACCGTGACGATATTCGCCGCCGTCGGCAGGATGAGAGACGTCGCGTTGTACGTGAGCGTCAGGGCACCGGCGAAGACGACGTCTCGATAGATACCCGAGGCGACCGTGCCCATGCCGGTGATTGTCGTCGTGCCCGTGATGCGGACGTAGTTGGAGGCCGCCGCGCCGATGGCACAGGTCGTGGCCGAGGCCACGTCGACCCGCACGGCACCGTTGATCGCCGCCGCCGTCATGGTGAGCGTGCTGCTGAGTGTGGCACCGGCGGCCGTCAGCAGCCCGGTGGTCGTGAGGGCGTTCGTCGTCTTGTTGAACACCAGACCGGCGTCGCCGGCGAACACGCCGCCATCGTTGAACTGGACCTGCGTGTCGGATCCGGCGGGCGCGACGACACCTGCCGTCGTCTGCGTCGTGTTGTCGGGGAAGATGACACCACCCGTCGACGCATCGAGCGTGTGCGCCGTCAGCACCGTTCCGTTGAAGGTCATGTTGGCGCTGCCCGCCAGCACGCCCGCGTTGTTGTACTGGACCTGCGTCGTGGAGCCACCTGCCGAGGCAGTCGTGTCGTTGCGCACCATGCCGGTCGCCGTACCGTCGCAGGAGACCTGCACGTTGTCGCCTGCGTTGATCGTGACGTAGGTGCCGCCCGAGGCCGACTGCACGCGCACGGCGTAGCCACCCGTCGTGCCGTTGCGCAAGACCCACTGGCCGCCGGTCGCCGCCGGAACCGTGTATGTGACGATGCCGCCGGGGGTGCCCGAGATCGACAGCGTGAGGGGGATGCACTGCGACGCCGACAGGGCGACGGTCGTGCCTCCCAAGCCGGTGGCGTTCAGCAGCGTGCTGCCACCCAGCGCGAGGTCGATGTAGCCGAAGTTGGTGTTGAGCGGCCCGGTGCCCCACGTATTGACGTTGGAGTTGTAGGCGGGCTGGTCGAGTACCTTGTTGGGTGTGGTCATGAAAGGGCCTCGTCGGCAATGGCGAGCGCCTTGGTGATGGCTTCATCAGGCTGCTC